GCATGGATATATGAACCAGTGTCTGTCATTCCAGATATAATTGGACACATAAAAAGCAACGTACATTTATATGGGAAAGAATACAAGAAACTGTTTACACACAACAAACAAATTGCAAACCTCCATGACAATTTTGTTCTTGTAGAACCGGGATTTCCTAGTTGGATAGAATCCCCTGAAGTACACAAGAAAACCAAACTTGTTTCTATGATTACATCTACAAAGAATTTTACCGAAGGTCATAGACATAGAATTCATTGGGCTTCGAAACTACAAGGAACCTTAGATCTTTTTGGTAGAAACCATAACCCAATCAAAACTAAGGAAGAGGGACTTAACGATTACATGTTCTCTGTTAGTTTAGAGAACGACGATACGGTATATACCGAAAAACTTTTAGATTGTTTTTTGACAGGAACAGTTCCTATCTATTGGGGAAGTCAAGAGGTTAAAACCATATTCAATGATGATGGAATAATATGGATTGACAGCAATTTCACAGTTGAGTCTTTGTCTGAGGAACTATATAATTCTAAGTCCAAAGCAATAAAAGAAAACTTTGAACTTGCAAACAAAATAAACAAAGGCATCCCAGAAATGCTAGACTTCTTTGTTGATGAATATATTTTAGGAGATATAAATGAGTGAACTTCCAAGACTAGGTTTGTGTATGATTGTGAAGGACGAAGAACACTGTATTGAAAGGTGTTTGGAATCCGTTAGCAAGCATATTGATTATTGGGTAATTTGTGATACAGGATCTACAGACAAAACAAAAGAAGTCATCGAGACATTTTTTGAAAAGAAGGGAATCCCCGGTGAGGTAGTTGACATTCCTTGGGAGGGATTCGGTGCATCTCGAACGAAGGCGATCAGTTGTGCAGAAGGAAAAATGGAGTATGCTCTAATGATCGATGCAGATGACAGCATTGAAGGTGATTTTAGAGTTCCTGATTTCGGAGTACCTGTTGATGGATATTCTCTGAAAATCCAAAGAGGTGATTTTACATGGTATAGAAACCAAATTTTCCGTCTTGAAAGTAAGTGGAGGTTCGAGGGGGTTCTTCATGAATATGCAGTGTGTGAAGCCGCTGCTGCCGCAATATGTCCGAAGTTAGATGGTAGTTACCACATCGAAGCAAGAACCGAAGGTGGTAGAAACCTAGACATCACTCCTCAAGAAAAATATCTTAAGGATGCTGAAGTACTTTTGGATGCACTAACGAACGAAAGTTCTCCCTATTACGAACCAGAAAATAGTCGATATATGTTCTATCTTTCCCAAAGTTACTTCGATGCTGGTGATTATGAAATCGCTAAGGAATGGTATTTACGTCGTTGTCAAGCAGGTGGTTGGGAAGAAGAAGTTTTTTATTCGATGTATAGAGTAGGAATATGTAATGTTCTTCTGGAAAGACCTTGGGCTGAAATTCAAGATGCGTTTATGCAATGTTGGGCATATCGACCTTGTAGAATTGAACCCCTCTGGCAACTTTCAAGACTGTATAGACAGAACGGAAATCCAAGGTTAGCATACCTCTTCGCTAATCAAGGACTTCAGATTGGATACCCAGAAGACGATATCTTGTTTATCGCTCATGATCTGTGGGAATGGCAAATTCTAGATGAAGTAGCAGCGACCGCTTATTATGTTCATGAATTTGAAAAGGGACTTGCTGCATCTAATATGCTTATGAATAATCCAAAATTCCCAAAGGAACATCACGCAAGAACACTTGAAAATATTAGGCTATATAAAGAAGCAATTGAGAATAAAACTAAAGCAGAAAAAGAACGAGATGAGAGAGTCAATAGGTTCAGAGGAAAAGAACTACCCTCTGGTAAGAAGACTTCTCAGAAAAAGAAATCATATAAGAAGCGAAAGAAGCAAAAGGCAAGATGATATTTTTCCTAAATATCAGTAGGAGAAAGATATGGCAGCAGGCGAATATGACATTTTAGCAGAACAAGGAACCACCTTTAAACTATCCTTGACATATAAGGATTCATCTGATGCGGCTGTTGATCTTGCTGCCCAGACTGGAAACATGCAAGTGCGGAGATCGGTTAGCGACACTCAAGCACTTCTGTTCCTCTCCGGACCCAGCGGATCACATGTTGCACCGGGAATCAGAGGATCGCTGACTGGTGGTGGTTCTACTGGAGAGTTTACCACCGGAACCACACAGGGGCAAACCGGAACTGGTGGCATTATGCTCAATACCAGTTCTACTGGGGGGACAGGAACTACTGGTGGAATCTATATTCAGATTGATTCCTCTACAATGGCAAACGTGCCTGCTGGTAATCACGTTTATGATTTAGAATTAGTTTCGGGTTCATCTGTAACCAGAATTCTACAAGGTAGGTTTGAGGTAACTGCGGAAGTCACTAGATGAGTTTCAAGATTGTAGTAAACGATAATGGTGGTCCAAACAAGGTTGTGGTAAAAAACGACATTGTTACTGTTATCACTCAATCCATAGAAGAAGAGTCTACTAGTGTCTTCATTAATTCTCCGTCTGGGGTAGGACCTGGTGGAGATAAAGGTGATCCGGGAGCAACAGGAACCACAGGACAAGGTATTACAAATCCTAGACTGGTAAGCGAAAACTTAGTCATAGATCAACTTCTCGCAAATGGCAATACTGGCGCTTCTTATGATCTTGGTAGCGTAAAAGGTAATCAGGGTATTCAGGGTATTCAGGGTTCCTCGGGAACCACTGGTACTACTGGTACTACAGGAACCACAGGTCAAGGAATCACAAATCCTAGACTGAGTGGAAATAATCTACTACTAGATCAACTGCTTGCTAACGGTAATACTGGCGCCTCTTATGATCTTGGTAGCGTAAAGGGTGATCAGGGTATTCAGGGTGTTCCCGGTACTGCTGGAACAGCCGGTGCTTCTGGTACTACAGGAACCACAGGTCAAGGAATTACAAATCCAAGATTGATTAGTGATAAATTAGTCATAGATCAACTTCTTGCGAATGGTAACACAGGAGCATCTTACGATTTAGGCCTCGTTAAGGGTGATCAGGGTATTCAGGGTGTTCCCGGTACTGCTGGTACTGCTGGTACTGCTGGTACTGCTGGCGCTGCTGGTGCTTCTGGTACTACAGGAACCACAGGTCAAGGAATTACAAATCCAAGACTGAGTGGAAACAATCTACTCATAGATCAATTGCTTGCGAATGGTAACACTGGTGCTTCTTATGATCTTGGTAGCGTAAAGGGTACTACAGGAACCACAGGAACGATAGGAAGAGTTGGACTGTCTGGTGGTTCTTCCTTTGATGACAACCAGTCTCTATTGTTCTTCTCTTCAACTGATGGATTAACTTTAACTGCTTCCCAAGCAGGTACAGTCACCAAAGTAGTGTTTGATGGTGATGCACTTCTTGGTCAAGTTCTTGAAGGAGAATTTACCTATGGTTTAACTAATGGGGCATTAAACAGTCCTAGTCCCAGTTCTAATGGTGAGTTGATCTATAATGAAGAAAATACACAGTTGGGTATCTTTAAATTTGATAACAGTGGTGCAGATTTTAGATCCTTTCTTATCCCCACCACTGCAAATAATGCCACTGGAAGAATTAAAATAAAATTCCCCAATGAACAGCAACCCAGAACATTTGAATTTGATGGTACAGACAGTGACGCTGTTTATAACGGAACAATTTTTAGAGTCCCAATTAAACAGATTATCGGCGGAACCGCCGGTGACGGAAGTATAGTTAGGGTTGAGGTTGAAATAGATAACCAGATTATGGGACCTGGTGAGGCTTTCCGTCTTCCCGGAGGCGGCGATACTTTCGACAGCGTTGTCACCACGCTCAATGGATTTACTGGTGGTATCACTCTCAATCACGGCGCAGGAATTACTACTGCTGGTGGAACTGCTACTGGTATAACTATAGGAATTGATACAACTTCTAGTATTCAGGTTGCAGGTATCACAAGCACAAACGCCACTTTTACTGGTATTACTTTTTCCGGGGACAACACACACCAAACATCTGCTCTTAGAACAGAAGCCTACACTGGTCAGATTGAAACCGTTTCAGATAAATCATATACGATAGATCCAAAGGTTGCAACAGCAAGAACTGTTACTGGATTTTATATCAGGTGTGGATCCGGCACAGTAACTGCTACTCTCAAGCATGGTTCAGATGTAATTAAAGCAGCAAGTGTAAGCACTTCAAGTGGGATCCAAACATCCCTTACAAACACTTCTCTTGCTGCCGACGATGTTTTAACGTTACTAACTTCCAGCAACTCATCTGCCACCGATCTTATTTTTAATATTGAGTACACATCATGACAACTAGATGGTTATTCTTTCCTACGCAAGCGGCCCCTCAGTACATTTACACTGCTCAGACCGATCGGTCAGTTTCTCGCGGAACTGCTCAGTCAGATAGAAGAAACCAAGACTCCGTTGGATTCAGTTCTGAAAGTGGCGATCTTGTAGATCAATTTGCGCCATTTGACACCAGCAATCAATACCAGTTGTTTACAAGCAATCGGATTGAGTTCAGAGTGCAAGGTAACGATACCAGTTCTCCTTTGTATGGAACAAAGACACTGCTTGCTGCCAATATAACTTCTGCTACCATTACCGTGGGAAGCAACACCTTCACCGCAGAGTCTATTGGTGTAGGTGGTACTAACAGTAGGCCTAGATTTCAATTGAATTCAAGTGGTGATGCTGCTAACACTTTTTGGACTGACAATAACCTTGATGATACCGACAATATAACTATTACAGTAACTTTAACTTTTTAAAAAAGGAACACCCAATGATTAATATTCAACACTACGCCTCTCTTATTGCAGATGTCAACAAGATGCAATCAAGACTAGAGGCTATTCGATATAACTTCAAAGAGATACAGGCTAAAACTTCCTTAGACGAGCAACTCATTGATGCTTTGATCGCAACTGCAACTAATCTGTTGGCAGACGCAGCAACCGTGAAGGATGTTGTATATGACCCGACGGAAGAAGACGGTGAAGGTTGATGAGGTATAAAGTAAATATACCTTCCGGAAAAACTAAAAATTTTAAAGTGATCAGTGGTGATTATACGGTCCTTTATCAAAATATTGATGGTAAGTGGATGAACATAATGGAGGATACTGAATCAGAGGCAAATCAAGCACATAACTTTTTAACTGCTGCGACTGGTGATGTTCTTCTCGCTGGACTGGGTTTAGGAATGGTAATAAAACCACTCCTTGATAATGAGTCGGTTACCAGTATAACCATAGTTGAAAAGTTCCAAGAGGTTATAGATTTAGTATGGAAAAATACACCACAGTCGGATAAAGTTGAATTGATCAAAGACGACATCTATAGTTGGGAACCAAAGAAAAAGTTTGATGTGGCTTGGTTTGATTCTTGGATTTATCCGTTCGACGGAGAAGATCCGGTTGGAACATATAAAACTAAAATGAAAACCAAATATGAAAGTTCTGTTGGTGTAGGATATTTCTGGCCTGATGGTAGTACTTGGTAAAAATACACACAATTGACTTGACTTTACCTTAAAACCTAGTATAATTATACAGAGAATGAACAGAAGGGTTTTTGTTATGAAAATTGATATCAGAGACATACGGACACAGTGGATCAATCTAGAAAAAGATACCACCAAAGCAGAACAAATGGTAACTCTATTAAAAGAACATGGTTTTAAAAATCATGAGCGTTTTGCTGCGATGTGTGAAGATACAGAGTTTGGAATCACCAAAGATAATTGCAACTGGTTCGGAACTCACATGTGTGGACTCTCGCACAGGAAACTACTCAACGAAACAATTGTGTCTGATGGTAAACCTATTTTTGTTTTAGAAGATGATGTTGAAATTGAAAATGATAACATCAAATATGAAATAGAAATACCAGATGATGCAGATGCAGTTTATCTAGGAACGTCTCAGGGTGATTTTAAATACTCTGCTATTAGTGTAAATGAAAACCTGGCAAAAGTACAAAGAATTTTTGCAACACATGCAATCATCCATTTCAACCCCGAATACTCTAAACGAGTAATACAGTTAACAGAAGACGCGGTTAAAGGGGACGGACCTTTTGATGTAGGAATAGCGTATAGCATACAAAAAGATTTCAATGTTTACGCAGTAAAGACTCCATACTTTTATCAAGCAGACTCTAAGAACACAGTGAACAAATATGAGTACATAACTCGAATCCCCCTACTTTTAAATGATGAGGAATCTAATTTAGTATGAACAATCTAGAATATTACAAAACAAATGAAGAAGTAAAATCCCCAAAACATGCGACTTTTCAGTCAGCATGTTTTGATATTCATGCGTACATAAACGACGATACACCAGTTACGGTATATTGTATGGAGAATCTTAAAGGTTTCGCTACACCGAAAGACGAATCTGTTACAATTTTCCCCGGCGATAGAATTCTCATTCCTACAGGGTTGATTTTTAATATTCCGAAGAATCACTCAGTTCGCCTTCATGCAAGATCTAGCATTTCTCTCAAAAAGGGATTGATCATTCCTAATGGGGAAGGTATAATCGATTCAGATTATTACCACGAAACATTTGTAATGCTTTACAATGCAAGTGGCGATGAAGTCACAATTCAAAATGGTGATCGTATCGCCCAAGGAGAATTAGTAAAGTGTGAAATGCACGGACTGGTAGAAATCACAAAATGCCCAGAACAAACAACAAACCGATCCGGTGGATTCGGTTCGACAGGAGTTAAATAATGAACAGAGAAGAACTATTGAAGCATCATGCTAAACTTTGCAAAGAAGCAATCGATATCATGAAAAAGAAGAATCATGATTATGCAGGTGAAGGCGGAGAATCTCCATTCGCTAACTTTACAAGATCCGAAGACATGGGTATATGCTCTACCGAACAAGGATTCCTCGTTAGGCTGTGCGATAAACTTTCTCGCCTATCTACATTTGCAACCGCCGGTACACTTAAGGTAGACAACGAAGGGTATCATGATGCCATTCTAGATATCATTAATTATTGCATTTTGTTCGATGGTTATGTGAGTTCTAAGAAGAAATGATTTGACTTCTGTGGTATATGTGATATAATTTACATATGAAAATAATAACATTTGCTGTAATTGTTGTGTTGTTTGCCTCATTTGTGCCTATAAAAAAGAGCAACAACTCTCTTTTAGAAGCCATGTGCGAAGTTGAGTCTGGCTGCAATTCAAATGCAATTGGAGATAATGGAAATGCAATAGGAGCATATCAGATCTGGTATGCTTATTGGTATGATGCAGTAACTTTCAAAGACAACGACGAACTTAGACTATTAGATGGCTATGAGAGTTGCTATGATAAGGACTATTCTGAAAAGGTAATCCTTGCATACTGGGAAAGATATGCTACACTAAAGAGACTCGGAAGAAACCCAACAGACGAGGATCGAGCAAGAATACACAACGGAGGTCCAAATGGATACAAGAAAGACTCTACGTTGAAGTATTGGAGGAAGATACAGAATGCAAGAAGATAGGTTTTATACA